GCGGCGGCACAGAAAGAGCTTGAGCGGCTGGGAAAGAAGCTGCAGAAGGCGGAAAAGGCGCGCGAGCAGGCGGAAGAGACGGCAAAGGCGGCGGAAGCAAAGCTGGAGAACGCCGCGGCAGACGTGGCCAAGGAGCGCGACGGCCTGAAGCTGGAGCTGCAGGAGGCGCGCCGGAAGCTGGAGATGAGCGATGTGACGGTGGCGCAGTTCAAGATCGTGTTTGACACCGTGCAGGGGAATCTGAACGACATGCTGGCGCTGATCGCAAAGGCCAGCGGCGAGAACCAGACAAAGCTGCGAGCAGCCGCGGAGAAGCTGATTGATGCTTTTAAGGGCCGGATCGAATCGTGAAAGGAGGAAACCATGAAAATCTACATATCAGGGAAAATCGCCGGGGATCCGAACTATAAGGGGAAATTTGCCCGAGCGGCTGCACAGCTTGAGCGGCTGGGCGCGACGGTCATCAATCCGGCCACAGCGCCGGAGGGGCTGGACAAGCTGGACTATATGCGCATCTGCTTCGCTGAGATGGAGGCGGTGGACTACGTTGTGTTCCTTCCGGACTGGGTGGAATCCGCCGGCGCGAAACTGGAACGCGCATGGTGCGACTATGTCGGCGTTCCGGCTGCAAGCTGGGATTCGTTTCTGAAATCAATGCAGGGAATCAAAAATGCAGCATGCGGATATTCGTTCCGCGATCTGTTGGCGCGCGAGCATCCGGACAAGGTGGATGCACGCTTCATCGGCGGGTGCGCGGGATGTCCGGAGGAATACGGATACGAGCCGGAGAACAGCACTGAATGTCTATGCGAAAAGAACTGGAATACAAAGAAAAGCGTGCCGCAGATATGCACAGAGTGCTGGGACCGCATTGTCCCGGGGAGCGAGGCAGTGTGAAATGATGAATTACAAAGGCGTGGCGCGGTTGGCTGCGAAAGAAGCGAAGGGATATCAGCTGTTGATCTACGAGACCGGCGGCGTTATTGGCATGGTTGGCCGCGAATGGGCATACGGCGCACAGGTTGATATGCTGCAGCGAACTAACGGCCGGGAGTTGCTGGCGGAAGTAGTGCGCATGCTCGGTCGGATACCGGAAGAAGAAGCGGTGAGCGTTCAGGAAAGCGGGCGGATCGAACAGGCTGTGCTGCTGGACGCAGCGCTCCAGCGCATGGGTGAAGCGCTGGCGGTGCCCACTATCCAGGAGGCAAAAGCCACGCCGCTGATGTATGGAAGCACGGCGTTGTGGCAAACGCGGGAGAAAATGATTATCGGCCTTCCCGATGATGTGCAGGCCGTTGTGGCGGCAAATGAAGTGCTGCTGACGGATGAAGCCGGCAAGGTGGTGCGTTGTGATTTGGACAGCGAGACGTTCATCGCGCAGTCGCTGGAAAACGCAGATGCGCTGTGGCGGGCACTTACATCGACAAGATGGGTTGCTTGGGATGACTGACAAAGGAGGTGAGGATGTTGGACTGGAAACGGGAGGCAGCTGATGAGCTGCGAAACTACACGAACCGAAAGGCAGCAATTGAAAACATCAGAGATCAGATCGCTGACTTGGCAACGGAGATCACGAGTATCCGCAGTGCCTCGGCGGACGGCAGTCCGGTCGCCGGCGGCTCGAACGGCCGGGACGATGCGCTCGTCAACAACATCCTGAAACGTGAGCGGCTGGAAGAGGCGCAGCGATTGACCGAGAACCGGGTGCGCCGCGTGGACCGTGCCTTGAATCAGCTCTCTGAGCGGGACCGCTGTGTGCTGCAGCGTTTTTACATCACGCCGTGTATCGGCGGCGTCGAGCGGCTGTGCCGGGAATTGGCCATTGAGAAGCCAACAGCATACCGTTGGAAAGACAGCGCGCTGCGGAATTTCACGATTATCATGTATGGCCTCACGGAGAGCTGACGAAAAGATGAGAAAAAAGTGAGACGATTTTTTCGAAAATCTGTGTTAAAGTGATATCGCGGGATTGTGAGAGAGACCAATCCCACACCTTCCATTGTGATATACCTCTCTTCCTTTGATCCTTTTTGCAGAATGTACGCATGGCTTTTCCTCTTGTCTCTGTCAACTCCGGTTTTCTCATGTCTCTCAACAAAGCAAAGCACCGGCCTGGTTTCGGGTTCGGTGCTTTGTGCATTCTGGTGCGGTTATGAATCTGAAACAACTTACCTACAAACTGCAGGCGGCGCTGAACCAGCGCGGCGAGCATTACAAAGTCAATCAGTTACAGCACTACTCCGAGCGGCTTGGCCGGATGGTAACAAAATACGTGCTGGAAAAGGCAGAAACCGATGAAACCGGGAAGCATATCAGCACGCGCGTACTGGAGACTTACAGCATGGCGGATGTCGTAAAAACGCTGGCGAAAATCTATAGCGGGTGATCCCATGAATCTCACGCCAAAGCAGCGCGCTTTTGCGGATTTTTACATCGAATTGGGCAACGCGACCGAGGCGGCGCGCAGAGCGGGGTACTCGGCGAAAACCGCCAAATCCATCGGAGCGGAAAACCTGACAAAACCTGACATCAAAATCTATATAGCGCGGCGGCAGGAAAAAATCGAATCCGAGCGCACGGCATCCCTGAAAGAGATCCAGGAGCTGCGCACGGCGATCATGCGTGGGCAGGAAAAAGACCAGTTCGGCATTGAAACCTCCATCGCTGACCGCCTCCGTGCGGCGGGCGATTTGGAGAAGTCGCTGCGTATCAAGGAAGAGCAGGAAACAAAGGCAGCAGCACGCGCATCCGCACATTATGAGCTGCCGGCGCGCGTACTAGGCCGGGCATTTGTCGACATCAACCGGCGCATTCAGCCGAACATGACGTATGTCTTTGAAGGCGGCCGCGGCGGCCTGAAATCATCGTATATATCCCTGAAAATCGTCGAGCTGCTGAAAAACAACCCGACGATGCATGCCTGTATCATCCGAAAGATGGGCAACACCCTGAAAGACAGCGTGTATGCCCAGATGAAATGGGCGATCAACGAACTGGGGCTGTATGATGAATTCAGCTGCAAGCTGTCGCCGCTGGAAATCATCCTGAAAGAAACCGGCCAGACGATCTATTTTCGCGGCTGTGACGACCCGCTGAAACTGAAATCCATCAAGCCGCCGTTTGGGTATATCGGCATCCTGTGGAAGGAAGAAAAAGACCAGCTTTGCGGGCCGGAAGAAGAACGTTCTATCAACCAATCCGTGCTGCGCGGCGGAGCGGATTCCTACGACTTTTCGTCCTATAACCCGCCGAAATCCAAGTCCAGTTGGGTCAACAAGGAGCGGCTTGTCCCGGATCCGGGGCGCGTTTTTCATCATTCCAGTTACACGGAAGCGCCACCGGAATGGCTGGGCGCAAAGTTTATCGCCGACGCGGAACACCTGAAGGAAGTCAACCCGGCCGCGTACGAACATGAATACGAGGGCGTGGCCAACGGTGACGGCGGCAGCGTCTTTGACTATCTGGAACTGAGGGAAATCACGGACGAAGAAATTTCGCATTTTGACCGCATCTTTCAGGGAGAGGACTGGGGCTGGTATCCCGATCCGTACTGCTTCATTCGCTGCTACTACGACAGCGACCGCGAGGCGGTGTATATCTTCGCAGAACACTACGTCAACAAGGAATCGAACGAGCAGACGGCGCGCTGGATCATCGAGCACGGCTATGACGATTACACCATCACGGCCGATTCGGCCGAACCGAAAAGCGTCAACGATCACCGCGAAATGGGTCTGCCGGTCACCGGCGCCGTTAAAGGCCCGGGCTCAATCGAACACGGCATGAAGTGGCTGCAGCGTCGGCGCATCATCATCGACCCGGTGCGCTGCCCGAATGCAGCGAAAGAATTTTCGGAATACGAATACGAGCGGGACAGGGACGGCAACGTCGTCACCGGATACCCGGACGTAAATAACCATAGCATCGATGCCACGCGGTACGCACTGGAACCGCTGACGATGCGCAGGGGGGCAATTGCATGACTGTAAATATTTTGGGGACGGAATATAAAATCATTGAAGCCGCGGCGGCCGAAGATGCAATGCTTGAGAAATGCGATGGTTACTGCGACAAAACGGTAAAAACCATTGTTATTTCAAAAAAGGCCAAAGACTGCGATCTGAAAGATTTTAGCGTCTATCAGAAAAAAGTCGTGCGTCATGAGATCATTCATGCGTTTCTGTATGAAAGCGGGCTGTCCGAAAACTTTACACATCCGGAATACGGCCATGACGAAACATACGTGGATTGGATTGCTTCGCAGTTCCCGAAAATGTGCGAAGTATTCAAGGAGGTTGGCTGCCTGTGAAAATCAATATCCCGCTGGACAGTGTGAAGAAGCAGATCCGTGAAGAATTCCGCATTGCGCCGCTGGTAACGCCGGAAATGCGCGAAGCGGAAGACCTGTGGATGCAGATCTGGATGGGCACCCCGCCGTGGGCAAACGATCAGGATCGCACCATCAATTTTGCAAAGGCAGTGACCGGCGAAGCTGCGCGTCTTGCGACGATGGGCGTCAGCGTCGAACTGTCCGGCTCGGCCCGCGCGGATTGGCTGCAGGAACGTCTGAATGAAGAACTGATTCCGTTCCTGCGTGACATGGTGGACGTGGGCTGCGCTGCTGGCATGTTCTTGCTGAAGCCCACGCCGGACAGCATCGGCCTGTACACGCCGCCGGAATTTACGATCACGGCTGTGGATAACCGCAAGCGTGTGATCGGCGTCGTGCTGTATGACACAAAGGCAACGCCGGATTATTACTACGTCAAGGCCGAATACCACCGCTACGACGGGACGCATTATGTGGTTTCCAACCGCGCGTTCCGGCTGACGAAGGGCAAAACAGCGGCATCCCGTGCGAATCTGGACGAAGTGCCGGATTGGGTGGGCATCCTGCCGGACGCCGTGCTAGATGATACCGCGCCGCTGTTTGCCGTGTGCACCATGCCGGACGCCAACAACATCGACGGCGGCGCTTGCGGTATGTCCATCTATGCCAACGCCTTGCCGGAGCTGCGCGGGCTGGACGTCGCATGGTCGGCTATGGTGGACGAAATTCAGGATTCCCGGTCGATCGCCCTTGTGGATGACCGGCTGCTGCGCGAGCCCGGCCGGAAAAATGTTTCCGTGCGGCTGCCGCGCTATGTGCAAAACGTTGCCGGTTCAGCGGCGGAAAGTTTCTATCAGGAAATCGACCGCAAGCTGAAAACCGGAGAACGCCAGACCGGCATCAATATGCTGCTGCAAAGCCTGTCGACCAAGTGCGGCTTTTCCGAAGGCTATTTCAGCTTCAACGAAAAGCAGGGCCTTGCCACTGCGACACAGGTGGAAGCTGATGACCGCCGCACCATCCAGCGCATTAAGGACATCCGTGACCGCATCCAGAATGCTGTGGATGACCTGATTCAGGCGCTGAATGACTATGCCGATATCTACGACCTGGCGCCGTATGGTACGTATACCGTGGCGTACAATTTCGGAGACATCACATACAGCTACGAAGAAGACCGGCAGAACACAAAAAGCCTTTGCCAGCTCGGCGTTTTGCCGTGGTGGATGTATCTGGTGCGCTTTGAAGGATTCAGCGAAGACGATGCGAAAGCGGCCTATGCCGAAGCCAACACGGCGAAACCGGGGCTGTTCCCTGATACCGAATGATCACCCCGGAACAGTTCCAGGAGATTGGCGAAACCCTGCTGCCGCTGCTGGACGACCTGACGGAATGGATCGCCCGCGACATGATCGAACGCTTCATGATCCGCTTCGGCCGCGGCGAAGAAAAGCTACTGACCGGCACGGATGAATGGCAGGCGTGGGTGCTGAAACAGGCCGGCGGGAATCTGGATGAAATCCAGAAGGCATTGGCCAAAAGCACCGGCAAATCGCAGCAGGAAATCGCAAAGATCTTCAAGGATAGCGGCATTCAGGCAGCAAAGGCGGACGCTGAAGCCGCCGCCGTGACGTTTTCCAGTCTGTCGCCCCGCATGATGGCGATCATCACGGATGCCTATGAGCGCACGGTAGGCGAAATTTCAAACATCACGCGCACAACGGCCGGCGCGACCAATCAGGCGTTTATCGACATCTGTGACGCTGCATATTGGAAGGTACGTACCGGTGCGCAGTCCTACACCGCCGCTATGCTGGAGGGCATAAAAAAGCTGGGGCAGGTACAGCCAATCGTGCGCTATCCGTCCGGCCATAAGGACACGCTGGAAGTGGCGGTACTGCGCTGCATCCGCACGGGCGTGGCGCAGTCATCCGGTAACATGACGATCCAGCAGTGCAAAGACATGGGCTGGAATCATGTGCTGGTGTCGCAGCATCTGGGCGCGCGTGTATCCGATACCGATCCGATCGCCGATCACGCCGGCTGGCAGGGCAAGGTGTACTGTATCGACGGCAAGGACGCGCAGTTTGATAACCTGCTGGACGCGACCGGCTACCCGGAGAATCCGCTGGGCCTGTGCGGCTATAACTGCCGCCATTCCTTCACGCCGTTCCTTCCGGGTGTCAGCCAGAATCACAACAAGCCGATTGACACCGAAGCCAACCGCCGCGCCTACGAGCTGTCGCAGACGCAGCGTGCGATGGAACGCCGCATCCGGGCACAGAAGCGCAAGTGCACGGCGCTGCATACAGCCGTGAAAAACTGTGAAGATCCGGCGGGCAAGGCAAAATTGCAGGAGAAATATACGCAGTCCGTCAAGCACCTGCAGGACCAGAACGCAGCGTACGCGAAGTTTTGCGAAGAAAATGATCTGAAACCATACCACGAGCGGCTCGCCGTTGCCGGTTGGGATCACTCGGCGGCATCAACTGCGTCCGCTGCTGCACGCCAAAGTTGGACATCGGCGGAAGCAGTTGATGCCCGACAAGTTCAGACGCAGCAAGCGCCGCCTGTGCAAGCACCGCCTGTGCAAGCACCGCCTGTGCAAGCACCGCCTGTGATTGCAAAGCTGGATGTACAGCGTTATTCCTGCGTCGCGGAGCATATTCGTTCCAGCGATGTTATATTGACCGAGAAGCAAAAAGAACATATCATAGAACGGCGCGGGAAAGAGTTTTACGATAAATACAGCCCTTATTTCAAAGAAATAATCGAAAATCCAGACTACATTTTCAAAGACAAAAAGTATGAAAATACCGCCATTGCGAGTAAAACCATATCGCTTAATTCAAAAAATATCAGCGTTGTGGTACGCATTGCCGTAGAAGGAGACGAGCCGTGGCGGAAAAGTTCCGTTATTACTGTCATGTGCGAAAATGAAAAACGCTATAGGCAGCGCGTCCGGAACAATATTATTCTTTACAAAAGGGAATAATCCGGCTATAATACAATTATCATAAAGACAGGCGCTTGAGGTGGTAAATTTCGTAGCGACCACACGCCTTAATGGTAAAAAAGAGACGCAGGAGGATGCTACGCCTGCCAAGCGCCTGTCTTTGTGTAAACGCTGAAGCAGAAAATTATTTTATATAATAATCATGAAAACCATCTTACCAATCGGCAAGGTGGTTTTCTTATACCCAAAATCGAATCAGGATACGCAGGGGCGGACGGGAAACCGGCTGCCCCTTTGCTATATCACGACCCCGCCGGTGGTCCATCCGGCTCAATCCACACAGTCGACGGGCTGTTAAAAATCACGTTCAGGAGGATTACGCATGAAGAACATCGAGACCATTCTTTCCGACTTCGGTATCACGATTCCGGAAGGAAAGGCGGCGGATCTGCGCAAAGCCGTCGCCGAGAACTACAAGACCGTGGCGGAATTCACCAAATTGCAGGAACGCCACGACGCGCTGGACACATCGCTGAAAGACGTGCAGGGCAAGCTTGCCGCCTTTGACGGCGTGGATGTCGCAGCGCTGAAAGGTCAGATCACGACCCTGACCAATGACCTGCAGACCGAGCGGGACAACCGTAAGAAGGACGCGGCCGCCGTGAAGCTGCGCAGTACGGTGGACACGTTCCTGTCGGGAAAGCATTTCGTCAACGACATCACGCGCGAAAGCATCACGGACAAGCTGGTGACAGCACTGGGGTCTGACGATGCGCGCGGCAAGTCGATCGACGACCTGTTTACCGGCCTTGTCACCGATCGGGACGGCAAGGAGATCCCCGGCATCCTTGTGGCCGATCCCGCCAGCAAGGCGCGCTTTTCGTCCGATCACAGCGGTATGGTGCCGCCGGCGGGAGGCGCAAAAGAATACGTAGCCCAGAAATACAAAAACAATCCGTTTTTCAGGGGCTAAGACTACGAAAGGAAATGATGATCTATGTCTATCCAGTACGGTTCCCTTTACGTGGATGAGCAGTACAAGGCAACTGTTCTTCCCAACCTGTTTTATAAGACCTGGCTTGTGCCCGGCGTGACCTATCAGGACGTGATGGTCGACGGCGCCGGCGGCTGCTACTGGCACAAGCTGACCTCCACCGCAGCATCTGTCGGCACGCCCGGCCGTGATTTCACGGACACCGCCGCCGCTGACACGCTGGTGCAGGCCGTTTTCAACAACAA